TGAAGAAGATTTAGTATCTTTCAGGCCAACGTCAGAATTTGAGTTTATCATTGATGGCGAACTATTATATTGTATGAAATTAATTAACATTGTTGCGAAACATGAACGTAAAGGAAACGAAGAGGAATATAATCCAAGCTGGGCAAAGAGCGGTTGAGGAATTAATAAAGGTCGCTAAGGAGGCTATTGTTGATTCAGACGACGACTTAACGGCAGACAAGTTAAAGAATGCTGCTGCAACTAAGAAGTTAGCGATTTTCGATGCCTTTGAAATTCTAAATAGAATTGAGCAAGAGGAAGAGATGTTAGATGATAAGCCTAAAGACGACACTAAGAAGAAGAGCGATTTTAAAGGGTTTGCGGAAGGTAGAGCTAAATTTAATTAGTATGTACGAACAGACACTATATAAAGTTCTAGACAACTACATAAAGGCATCTACTATAAAAAAGAAAAACAGGCACAAGACCTGGAAGTATGGTTATGATGAAGATCATGACATGGTCATTATAAGTAAAACGGGTAAGATAGGAGAGATTTATGAAATACAAAATCTTAAGATAGCATTACCTGCTGAGTTTGAAACTCACAACTTTAAAGACAAGAAGTGGTCTCATACCGAGTACCCAAAAGAATTAAGTAGAATAAAAACAATTTTTGATTGGAAGGAGTATCCTGAAGATTTTAAAGAACAATGGTACGATTATATTGAGAAAGAATTTGAAAGAAGAGAGCAGGGATTTTGGTTTAATAATAAGAGTAATCCTACTTACATTACTGGCACTCATTATATGTACCTGCAATGGTCAAAGATTGATGTTGGGCCACCCGATTTTAGAGAATCAAACAGATTATTTTATATATTCTGGGAAGCCTGCAAGGCAGATTATAGATGTTTCGGAATGGACTACCTCAAAAATAGACGGAGTGGATTTTCATTTATGTCATCAGGAGAAATCGTTAACCTTGCAACCATATCAACAGATTCAAGATATGGGATACTTTCAAAGTCAGGGCCTGATGCAAAGAAAATGTTTACCGACAAAGTCGTACCAATATCAGTTAACTACCCTTTCTTCTTTAAACCCATACAAGATGGTATGGATAGACCGAAGACAGAACTTGCATATAGAATACCTGCTTCGAAATTTACGAGAAGGAAACTTGACGCTAACGAAAACCCAGAAGATCTCAAGGGATTGGATACTACGATTGACTGGAAAAATACAGGTGACAACTCCTATGATGGAGAAAAACTAAAGTTACTTGTACATGACGAGTCAGGTAAATGGGAGAGGCCAAGTAATATACTAAATAATTGGAGGGTTACAAAGACTTGTCTTAGATTAGGTAGTAGAATTATTGGAAAGTGTATGATGGGTTCAACATCAAATGCACTAGATAAAGGAGGAGAAAACTTTAAAAAATTGTACTATGCATCAGATGTCACGAGAAGAAACAGCAATGGACAGACTGCTTCAGGATTATATTCTTTGTTCATACCTATGGAATGGAACTACGAGGGATACATTGATTCTTATGGACTACCTGTATTCGACACACCAGAAAAACCAGTAGAAGACCCTTACGGAATACCAATCAAGCAAGGTGTTATTGAATTTTGGAATAATGAAGTTGCAGGTTTAAAAGATGATCAAGACGGCTTAAATGAATTTTATAGACAGTTTCCAAGAACAGAACAGCACGCTTTTAGAGATGAGGCAAAGGAGTCTTTATTTAATCTAACAAAAATATATCAGCAAATAGACCACAATGAATCTATGGCTGCAAGCACATTAATTACTAAAGGTAATTTTCAATGGGAGAATGGCATTAAAGATACGAGAGTTACATTTATGCCACACAAAGATGGTAGGTTTTATTTGTCATGGATACCGCCAATAGGAATGCAAAACAGGGTAGTACAAAAGAATGGTACTAATTATCCTGGAAATGAACACCTTGGAGCATTTGGTTGTGATAGTTACGATATATCAGGAACAGTTGATAGTAGAGGTTCTAATGGAGCTTTGCATGGATTGACTAAGTTTAGTATGGAAGAAGCACCAAGCAATCATTTCTTTTTAGAGTACATTGCAAGGCCACAGACAGCAGAGATATTTTTTGAGGATGTATTAATGGCCTGCGTATTTTATGGTATGCCAATACTAGCAGAGAACAACAAACCTAGGCTATTATATCACTTTAAGAACAGAGGGTACAGAGGGTACTCAATGAACAGGCCAGACAAATCGTATAATAAGTTATCAATTACAGAAAGAGAAATAGGTGGCATACCTAACTCAAGTCAAGATATAATGCAAGCACACGCTGCTGCAATAGAAACATATATAGAGGAACTTGTAGGAGTTTTAGGTGATGATGAAATGGGAGATGTTTACTTTCAAAGAACTTTAGAGGATTGGGCAAGATTTAATATAAACAATAGAACAAAGCATGATGCATCTATAAGTTCTGGATTAGCAATAATGGCTTGTAACAGAAATAGATACGCACCGATAAATAAGGTAGTAAGAAAAAATATAAATCTAGGGTTTAAGAGATACGACAACTCTGGAAGTTATTCAAAAATAATAAATTAAATGAACGTAGGCGCAAACCCAAACAGTGTATTTCCTAGCCAAGTTGTTAGTGACGCAGAAAAATCAAGCTACGAGTATGGCGTTCAAGTTGGTAGAGCCATTGAGTCAGAGTGGTTTAGGCAAGGAGGTAATGGAAATAGATTTGCAACAAATTATAACCATTTTCATTCGTTAAAACTTTACGCAAGAGGTGAGCAACCTGTACAAAAATATAAAGATGAGTTAGCTATAAATGGAGACTTGTCTTATTTAAACTTAGATTGGAAGCCAGTACCCGTTATTTCAAAGTTTGTAGATATTGTCACAAACGGTATGACTGAAAAGAAATACGAAATAAAGGCTTATGCTCAAGACCCAAAAGCATTAAAAGAAAGAACTGATTATGCAACAGCTATAATGGAGGACATGGCTGCTAAGGAAGGTTTAATGGAGTTGCAAAAAAGTATTGGTGTTGATGCATTCAATACTAATGATGTCGAAAGTTTACCTGAAGATAATCAAGAGTTAGAGCTTCATATGCAGCTAGACTATAAGCAGTCAATTGAAATAGCTGAAGAAGAAGTTATAAATCAAGTTCTTGCTAAGAACAAATTTGATGAAGTAAGAAAAAGATACAATTACGATTTAACTGTACTAGGTATTGGAGCTGTAAAGACTAATTGGAACAAAGCTAATGGTGTTGTTACTGAGTACTGTGACCCAGCTAGAATGGTTTACTCTTACACAGACGACCCAAACTTTGAAGATATATACTATGTTGGAGAAGTGAAGTCTGTTACAATACCTGAGTTAAAAAAACAATTTCCAAACATACCTAACGATGAGTTAAAGCGCATAGAGGATATGCCTGGGAATAGACAAATGATTACTGGGTGGAATGCTTACGATGAAAATACTGTTCAAGTATTATACTTTGAGTACAAGACTTACAATAGTCAAGTATTTAAAATAAAGCAAGGTCCAAACGGGTTGGAGAAAGCCATAGAAAAGAATGATGAGTTTAACCCCCCAGAAAGCGATACATTTAAAAAAGTATCTAGGAGTATAGAGGTTCTTTATAGTGGAGCAAAAATTCTAGGTAACAACCAAATGTTAGAATGGAAACTTGCAGAAAACATGACAAGGCCTTTTGCTGACACAACTAAGGTTGAGATGAACTATGCAATATGTGCACCAAGAATGTACAACGGAAGAATTGATTCTGTTGTAAATAAAATTACTGGATTTGCAGATATGATTCAATTAACTCATCTTAAACTACAGCAAGTAATGTCAAGGATGGTTCCTGATGGAGTATTCTTAGATGTAGATGGATTGGCAGAAGTAGACTTAGGTAATGGAACAAATTACAACGCAGCTGAAGCTTTAAATATGTACTTCCAAACTGGTAGTGTGTTAGGTAGGTCTATGACCCAAGATGGGGAACTAAACAGAGG